AGCACAAAGAGCTGTACCAGTAGTACCAGCTGCTGTTGATGCAAGATGTTGACTATAAACAACATCATAACCATAAAGAGTTGGTCTACCATTTTGGAAGTTCATTATGTCTAATGCAGAGTTACCAGAAAGACTATCAAGTCTATTGGCCACAACATCGTTAAAGAAAGCCTTGGACATATACCACTTTGCATCAGCATTATCAGCATACAATGGAAGTTTACCTACCATAGTTCTAAAGTTAGCTAAAGTAGTAGCATTGTAGTTAGCAGCAGAACCAGTTGCAGCATTGACTGAACCAGCGTTGGAAGCTACAGCAAGATTAGCAGTAATAAAACCATCAATATTACCGTCAGTTGCAGTGGCAGCAGAACCAATCATACATACTCTGTCAGTTTCAAACTCTAACTTCCAAGCCATATCTTGAGCTAACATTGTCCCGATTTCAATAATGGAATCTTCATTAACTTCAGATGTAACTGCTGTAAGAATAGCAAGTTTCTTTGCAAGGATTTGTACTCTCTCAAAGGTTGGTTGAGATTGTGTAATAGCAGTAGATTCTCCAACCCAGTAAGCGGTTGTAGAAGCACTGTTTTTTGGAACCCACAAAACGTCAGAACTCATAGTTCTAATAGTGGCATTTTGTCTAACTACACCGTATTGTTCTCGTAAGAAAATAAGTTCAGCAACCAACTCATCTGGGACCATAAATCCACCAGCAGAGTTTGTGCCTTCGTTAACTGCCTTAAAAGTTGTATTTTCTGAAAGCCATTGAATAGCTTTCTTGTTGTTACGAGTAGAAAGGGCAAACATACCAAAAGCATAGCCCATCTTTGCTTTTTCATAACCAGTTGCGCCACTAAATGGAAGACTCTTATAAGAAGCCTCCGCAAATGGCATAATAATATTTGATGTATTTTCCATAATAATATCCTTGCTTTTTGTCTCAACAGGGAGAAGTTGCTTTTCTACACTTTTAAATGCTTCAATCTTCTCGCTGATTTTTTGATTTTCGTCTAACAACTTTTGTGCATCCTCAATAATGCCATCTTCTGCTTCAAGGATTGTCTTGGCCTTTACAGCATTATCATTTTTGAGGACTTCGAGTTCTTCGATTGTCATATATTTTTCCTCTTATAATAAATCTAACATTGCTCTTTTGAGTAATGTTTGTTTAACACTATCAACAGTTTTTACGTTTTCAACTGTTTCAGTTTCTTTTGCTGGTGTTTCATCTACATCTCGTAAATGAGACCAAACAATCCCAGACAAAACTTTCGCCTGGTTGTTAGATAAAGCAAATACATCTCGCATTTTCTTTTCTAAATCTCTAATAGTTTCAGGAGTACTATTTCTAAATGATTTTAACATTGCCATTTCAGCTGGTACACTCATATAAATATGTTGTGCTACATTTTTAGCTCTCATAACAAAACCATCAAGAAGGGCATTTACATAACTAATGTCTTTTCCTTCATCTAAAACTACATATAATCCTTCGCACATCTTTTGAAATAGTTCGTGGACTGCTTCTGATACTAACTCTCCCTCATAACCTTCAAATAATGTATCTGCTAACATTGTAGGGTCATCAGGTAAAACTAATGGCTCTTCTGGCATTTCTTCTTCCATATCTTCTTTCATTGGGTACATTTCCATATTATCTTTAGGATAACAAGCATCAACAAAATCAGATAAAGATTTAAATACTTTATTTCTACTTTCTGCTGGTGTTGGTGTAAGAGAGATTTCAGCAATAGGCCAACTCTTTACTTCAAATGATGTGCCTTTTTGAGTTCTTGATACTAAATGACCAGCACTACCAGATGAATAACCTAACTTGCCTTCTTTTGCCAGTTCATTAATCATTACAGCATATTTATCTGCCATATTTAGTTGTGCTTCAAACCAAATACCAGTATCATCATAAGTAGCAATACCACTTCCAATAGCATAAGTTTTGATTGTATTATCTTGTCCGTGGTGGTAATAAAGATTCATCTGAAACTTATCGCCTTTTTTAAGAGGACGACCATAATCAGTATTTTTAGTAAAGTAATCAGCTTCTAAATCAGTGTCAGAAGAGGAGCCAAATCTAATAGCATAACCTTTAATAACACCTTTGTCAGTTGCTTTGATTTCAGTCCCAGAATAATAATATTGATGCTCCATATTTGTTTACCTTATATCTCGTAGTGGTTTAATAATAGTTGTTGGTCCCCATTCTTCATCATATTTTATTCCAACAAATGTATCTAATGGTTTCCCAGCCTTCCACAAGTTATATCTTTCAGGACCTAATACCCTTTTTTTATCTTTTTCAGACAAACGATTAAAAAGTTGTTCTGCTGATGGGATTTTATCGGATACATCTTCTATTGTGTCATCTCCTGTTATTTCTGCCCAAGTTTTAGTTTTAGGCACAATAACACAGCGACAGTTAGGATGAGTAGGAAGTATTTGATTTAACTTGTAAACTGTACCGTGTAAGGCATAACAAGCTGGACAAGTACGAGCATCTCCAGCAGCTAATCTTATATAACCAGTAATAAGGTCAGTATTTTCATTATAGTTTTGTACTGTTGCTGCTCTGGCTGCTCTTAAACTTTCTGTTCTTGCTATTGTATTTGCCCTATAAAGAGGCATCATTGTTTGTCTCTTTATTTCTGATGCTATTTTTAATGGATTTTGACCTTGAAGAATACCGTTAGATAATGTATTAGTAATATCTGTACCATAATCAACAACAATCTTATCAAATAAATCATTTAAAGGACTACCATTAGAAGCAAACCCAACAAACTCTTCCATAGCACCAGCATCAATAAGATTTATATTATATTCAAATCCTTTAGGTGGTTTGCCTAATGATGCTTCTATATTATCTTTGCTATAGTCTGTTCCAACTTTTACGCTATTCTTTTGTAAATCTTTTGTAATATCAATAGCATCTTTGTTAAATGATTCTATTTTATTCTCTATAGCATTTAGTTTTGCTTCGTAAAAACCCTTCATTTCTTCGTATATTTCAACATCAGGTCTACCATCAGCAATCATCTTATTTATTTGTATTTCAAGTCTATTTAGTTCATTTAATACAGGAGATAAGGAAGCACTATAAGCCCTCGTCATATCTTTGAGGGCTTTTTCTTCTAATAATCTCAATCTCTTCTTATATCTATTGGCAACTGTATATAATCTTGCCATAGTTAGTCCTCTGGTTCATAAGGTACAACATTCTTGCCTTCATCCATTAGTCTATTTCTTATTTTAGTAGAAAAAGAGTATCCAGCATCTCCACCCCACAAATCCCACGCTACTTTACCTGGACTTGGAAATCCTTCTTCTCCATTATTAAAACCTTCTGCTTGTTTATCTACTTCGTGTCTGGAAAAAAAACTATACATACGCAAAATAGTGTCATCAGATAAGTTGTCGCCATTAACGATTTGGTTTGCTCTGGCTAATCCTATTCTTGTTCCGCCATCTTTTCCTTCATCTTTCCATTTGAGAGCTCTTTTTGCAGCTTCTTTCATACCTTCTGTTGGAAAATATTTAAATGATATACTTTTAATAACATCAGGAGTAGATAAAGATACACTATTATAATATACTTCTTCATCCTCTGGTAATGGTTCAAGGTTAATCATTCTTTTTGCTTCTGCTCTTGAAATGACACCTTTTTCATATAATAAGGCACTTCTATCAGAGTTAGCATATACATCTTCTGCTAATGCTCTTACATCAGAAACATCATAATCTACATAGTCGCCTGATTTTGGATTAAACTCTGGCAATAACATAATAGTTAAGATTTCGCAAAGACTATCAAGCATTGGCAACATTCCATCTTGCCACGCTTGTTGGCAACTTTGCTCAAAGTTGCTGTATGTACTATGTGCTAAACCTGCTCCAAGACCTAAAACCATAGCATTTAAACCAAGGGCTGCTGGTATTCTTTCTTCGCATATTCTCGTTAATGAAGATAAATCAAGTTCAGATGGAGAAAATGATACTCTCTCCATTTTATATGCACCAGATAATACAGCAATACCACCAGCATTATCAGAGGCAAAATCTTCTCTCAATCTTCTTTTGATTGTTTTAGCATCATCTGGACTAATATCAACACTATTATCATTAGCATCAGGACCAATAATCATAGAAGGAAGAGCACCATTTTTAATCAAACCATAAGCAGTTGTAGAAGCTTGATTATCAGTAGCGATTTGTTTAAGTACTGATGTAACGGGGCTCAATCCTAATCTAATATCTGTAGTAGAACGTCCAAATCTCCAATGAATAATGTCTTGTTTTTCTATTTTATATTCTGCGCCTGTAACTGTGTAAATATAGTATTGTGTTGCTATTTTAGAGTCTCCAACAGGTCTTACCATATCAGCAGGTAAATATTCAAGAGCAATAACAGAGTTTCCAATACCTCTGATTTTTCTTATATAAGCATTACCAAGCAGTAAATAGTCTTGAATGTAGTTTCCCCATACAATAGATGGAGGTATATTACCATTCATAGGGTCTCGTAAAAGTTCAGTAATATCATTCATTTGAACTTCTTTTTGACCAGATATTTTACTATTAACCTGAAAAGCAACCTGGGAAAAGTTAGTTAAATACCAGCGTGTACAAATAGCAACAATAGAGTTTAATGATAAATCTCCTGCTTCTGCTACCCAATCTCTATTAGAAGATGGTAGTTTCTTTTGTAGTAGGGCAAGCAAATCTCCATTACCTCTACCTGTTAATCCACCAGTACTCATTTGATATTGGTTTGGCGGTGGTAGTTGTTCTTTATTATTTGCTGATGTTAGTTTTAAGAAATCAAAAAATCCCATATGTTATATCCTCATTGGTTGCTTTTTTATTTTATCGTTAGTAGGCCATAAACTTCTTCAATATAAATAGTTGAGAGAATGCATCTGACATAGCATCTACTTGGTCATCGTGTTTGCCAAGTGGAAATGTTCTTAACTCATCGATAAAACTTCTATTCCAATCTCCCTTAACTAAATACACATTACCAGCATTTACTTGGCTTGCTATACCTTCTGCTCTTACTTCTTTCTTTCCAGTAGGTCTTATTTTAGTAATGTTATGACCAGCTAATAATCTAAATAAATACTGTACTTGAAACTTACCTGCTGCTCCTGGGTCTTCTGGGATTGTAATATTTATTCTTCCATCCATATCAGCAGTATTTTTAATCCATTTATCTCTTTGATTAGGGTCCCATTGTCCACATACTACATCAAGGATATAAATATTTTTATTTTCATCTATTCCCATTTTAATGCCAGCAGTATAGTCTCCATCATTTTCTGTTGCTGCTAAATCCCAACTTCTTATAGTTTTAGTAAGATTATTAGGTGCAGCACTAATAATGTTTAACTCCTGTATTTTGAAGAATGAGCCCTCTTTTGGTGTTGGATTTACTTGATATAATGATTGGAATGCATAATCTCCAATAACCTTCTTAATACGCATAAAATCATCTATATTGTATCTTTCTGGCCACAATGCTTCTCCTATTTGTCTACCTAAAGCATCGTCTACATTATCGCAAATAGCAGGTAAATCAAGTATATGCCATTTATCTGGTTCTGATGCCACTACTCTTACACTCAAATCATCTTCGTGCCAAGGTGTCATAGTTATAAGTATTTTTCCACCTGGTTCTAATCTGGTCAAAATATCCGATGTGTACCAATCCCAAACATTTTCTCTATATGTTTTACTTTCTGCTTGTTCTCTGTTGGCAATAGGGTCGTCGATTGCTATTAATGAACCAAAACCAGTCCCTGTCGGTGCATTTCCTACGCCTCTTGCCATACACGTTCCACCTTCAAGAGTTTGCCATTCATCAGAAGCAGTTTTATTTCTATCCATCTTATTTCTACTACTATATATATTCCTTGACATTCTTGAGAAACGTCTTGCCATTCTTTCATTGTAACTTGTAATCAAAACATTATCTTCAGGATATTGTTCCATCATATAAGCAGCAAGTCTAATAGTTGATGATTGAGTTTTACTATGACGTGGTGGCATTTTAATAAGTAGTCTATCAAACTTACCATCTAAAAAATCTTGGATTGTTTCTGCTATTTTTATAATATGTGGAGGCAAAGACCAAGTTTTAGGATATGTATCTTTAAGAAAATCTAAATATAATGGCTGTTCTTTTTGTTTTTTATTGTTCTCTATCAGGATTTGCTGCCGAGAGAAGTTGAACGCTCCAGTTTGTAAGTTGTTGATGTAAATCGGCAATCTGTCCTGCGCTTTGTGTCCTAATATATCTCTCATCTTGACCTACTTTTGCTATTGTTTCTATTGCTTTCAAATGTTCTTTTAAGGATGATATTAATAAATCTTCTATCCTATCAATGGCATTTTCAGGTAATAAAGATTTTTGGTCTTCATCTAACTCTGATTTTATTTTAGACACAGCACTTTTGGCTATACCGTGTTGTCTTGATAGTTCGCACACTCCAAGACCTACTAATAATCCAGCAATAATATCTGCTTTCATTGCATTAGTTATCTTTGTGTACGTTCTCTTTTGTTCTTCCATAATATACCTCTTTTATTATTTTAGCGTCTATGATAAAAAAAACCCCAGTAGGAGAAGTACTGGGGTTAAGGAGTTTGAAATGTCAATGAACCTAACAAATATATTATACCACACTTACAAGAGTTTTACCTGCTCATCCCAACTATGTAAGTAAATATTAGCATAACCACCATCTAATAGTTCTTTGATAAACTCAATAGGAGAACTATCCATATCAAAAGCTTCCATAAGTTCTTGGATTGTTGCCATATCGTGGTCTTCTGTTTTAGCAGCAATGGAGATTTTAACCATTGGATATAAACCTTTTAATCCTGACTTATCTTCCAAGTTGTTGTAATCTTCTTCTTTCATATTTATCCTTATACTAAATACAGTCTATCATTCTCTGTTCTAAAATAGCAATAGTATCCATCTTCTATTTTATTAACTTTTTTTCCTTTAAACTTTTCAGAATGTTTTGCCCAGTCATCTCTACTAATATATCCTACGATGAGTTTGCTTATTACAATGGTCATTTTTATGCCTAAAACAAAGCCAATAAGCACTCTAATACTACCACTGTCGTATATTTCATCTAACTTACTAATATCGATACTATGCTTCATCATTCTGTCATTCCAAGATATTTACTTATTAAATCTATTCCAGTTTGTGCATCCTTAACTTCAACAAAAAGAGGCCATTTTGATGTGTTTTTCATTACAATCTCTTTCCATTCTTGTTGTTGCTTTGATAGTTTACCTTTCTCTGATTTTACTTCAATATACAGGGCGGAATAAACACCATTATCAAGAGGTACTATTAAATCCCATACTCCACTCCGCATACCAAGTTTCTGAAGCCATTTAACTATTCCAAATCCAGTTCCAAAAAAACTATTAGGTGGATGATAAATACATTTCAATGCTTCAAAATCTTCTTCATTTGCCCGCACCCAATCCATAATCTCTATATGGATTTCAGCTTCTTTTTTCATATAGCATTTTACCATTCAAAAAAAAACCCCTCTTTTTAGGGAGGGGATTGTAGTTGATTATTTCATCAACTGTTTGTAAGCGGTTAGATGAGTAGCAATCAATCCATCAACCTTACGTCTTACCATTTCCATTTGATAATCTGTGGCAAGAGGATTTTCTAAATGCTCTTTAATACCACGCAGTTCCTTCAACCAATCAGCGTATTGGACAGACATCATATCTATATGCTCTTCCTTCTGGTCCTTAAGCTCTTGCAACGCAACCAACAGTCCATCTTTTCTCATAACATTTCTCCTTGTAGTGCTTGTCTACACTACTATTATACATCTTACTGTGTAGATGTCAACCTTACCTCTAAAACAATTTTGGGTAAAAAATAGCCCCGTGGTTAGCGGGGCTATTAGTTGTGTTACAGCAGGAGGTCCGGTCCTGTGTACTTGCGGATTTTCATCCATTTTTTGTCTTCGCTTGATAGATGAAGCCAGCTATCAAAGTTTGGCTCTGGTCCATTATATGGCCAGCATTCTGGGCATACATAATACTTGCTTGGTCTTGACACGCTTGGGTAGCTAAAATCGCATACCTCGCAGTAGCGTTCAAACTTGGCTGGTCTACCCTTGACACCGGATGGTCTTAAACCAAACCCAATGCGCTCTCCCTCCGACCAAAACTCATCGCTATGGTCAAAATAGGTAAGGTGTGCTATCTCGTGGTAGAGCGTCTCAAGGATTTGAACAAACCCCCAATCCTCATAGTACTTGTAAGATATTGATATTTCAAATGTACCACCCTTTTCAGGGCGACCATAGCTGCGACATCTACCAGCGTACCCAACCTTATAGTTGTTGATAGTAAGGTAATCAGGGCGTTTCAGGACTGAACCTGGCTCAACTCCCGCACCCACATAATGAACAGCCATACAATAGTTATATGCTGCCCACAAGAAGGTGTGTAGCTCTTCCTTGCTCAACGTCTTGTCTTCAATGTCATAGTTACCAGCAAAGTGGATGTTGTTGATAAAATTGAACTCCTTTTTAAGGCGCTCCACCAACTTGTCCTCATCTCCATAAACGTGGTCTTCCCAACCGTAATCTCTTTCTCTCGACATTTTCATTCTCCAGCTGCGGGTGTTCCGCAGTCATTATTATTAACCGTCTCTGCCTATGATGCGCAGTGCTCCCTTGCGGGTGCTGATTGGTCCATCCTGCTTCTCTTCCACACCTAACCCATCAGTTCTGCTGGTTGCTTACCTCCTTCTTGGAACTCATCGGTTTCAGGAGAGCCAACGTCAGTTGGGGTTTGTGCGGGAGCCCTGCTATCAGTACCTCTCCTGCTATGTTTAGTAACGTGCTGCTTGCGGGAGCCTTGCGGTCCCAGTAGATTAGGCACTTGGGCTTTGTCTACTTCTATTATACATCATTCCGCAAGGATTGTCAACTTACCTGCTTGGTAGCCTGTGCGCTGGTCTGGCATCCTGTTGTATCTCTATTATACACCATTCCGCAGGATGCGCAACTCCACCTTCTTTTGAATAATGCCACGATTTATTAACCATTGTAATCGTAGGATTGTACATAGCCTTGATTAGCGGGTTAGGGTATAATAAGAAAAAAACCTCAAAACTTATGTTGACTAAATCAGTAGGAATATACTACTAAATAATGTTGACTAAATCTATCAACTTTAAATAATATCTTATGTTGACTAAACTTATAGGAATAGTAAAAATAGAAGAATAGCTTGTTATGCGACGATTATTAATGAGGATACATCTACCTATTTATTTGGATACATCTACCTATTTATTTGGATACATCTTTTACTTTTTTGGATACTTCTTATAGATGTATCCTCGTTTTAGCCTATAAATCCATTCTCTTATATAACTCTCTATAACTAAAATAACTAATAATAACTATTAAAGGAGAAACCCAGAAAAGGCTTCGCCTATTTATTTCTTTTTTTTAATAAAGAGAGAGAAGGTCCGCTTCGCTCCATCTAAATAAGACAGAGAATAAGAGAAGGAAATAATATACAATATAGAGAATAATAAAATATCAAACTTGGAGGAATAAAAAAATGGTTATTGATATTACAAATACAGCTCTTGTTGTAATGGGATTGTATTTAATAAATGAAGTTAGATTATATATGCTGTATTCAAAAATATTAGAGCTTGAAAAAATAGTTTGCATTGATAAGAAATAATAGGTATAATGATAGACAGGAGAAAAATGAAATGTACACAGAAGAAGATTACCAAATAGATGATAGAGAAGACGATTATCATTTAGCACAACAAAGAGATTTTTACAACTCTATGATGAATGATTGGAATAAACCATCAAAGAAGAAAAATCAAAAAAATGCTTACTTTGTTTTTGAATCAGCAATACAGTTTAGAATAAGCACACAATATTTTGAACATAACAGAATAGAAGCAAAAGATTTTAGACATATCCAAGGCATTAGAGAAGCTTATAACTTTATTGGTAAAAACCACTATACCGTAAAACATTCCTTTATTTGGTTCAATGAAAACTTAAAGGATGAATGGCTCTATTGGGATATTAATGATTGGGTAAAAAATGAACAAAAGGGTAGATTTATTCTTGAAAACTGGATAGAACAAAACATAGTCAAAAATGCTATAAAACACTATCAAAAACCTATCAGTACACCAAAACCCGTATTGTTAGCAGAAACGCCTAAAACAGTGGTTATTGAGCCTAAAAAAGAAGAAGTAGAAGTTGCTCCTGTAAAGATTAAGAAAGAAGTAAAAGAAAAGCCAATATTCTTTCCAACTCATAAACTTGTAGTAAAAGATGGCAAGGTAGATATAAATAGTTTAATCCTTGCTTTATCTGATTTGGTTTGGAGAGAACCTAATCGTAAAAACTTATATTATATTGATAAGCTTGATTTATCTGAACTTACTAATGACCAACGGGATTATGTAAAGGCTGTTTTCTATCCTAATAAAAATGGAAATATCGCAGTATTACAAAACAACCCTTACTGGACCATTCAAAAAGCAGGGAAGAATATTATGTTAGTGCCATCAAGAAAAAGAGATGGCTATTACTACATAGATAATAAAAACGGTAATCCAGGTTTAATATCATTAACAAGTATTAGTACCAAACTTGATTTACTAAAAAATACAGTTAAAAAAAGACTTGATAGGATGTCATTGAAAGATTTAGTAAAAATGTCCAAATAGTACAAGGTGTATATAAAAAGTCTCCAGAATAGTAAATATGTTATAAGTTGTATAACGTAAATATAGGAGACTTTTGAAATGATAGGAAAACTTTTTGATAGCGGATTTCGGGATTGGGACCTTTTAGAACACGAGCTTTTATTACAAGCAAAAGTAAATATTAGACAACATATTAATGAACTTAAATCCCAACAAGAAGAGATAACAAATAGACACAACCATATGATGCAAATAGATACTACACCAAGATTTTTAAATACATTTGATATTGATGCTTTATTGACACCACAAGGAGTTGATTTTGATTGTTTAATACAAGAACAAGGTATTAGTCAGTTTCAACCATTTGCGTTGAATGAATACAAGATTTATGAAGATAGTACAAAAAGAGGGTTTTTAAAAAAATCCCAAAGATTAGCATTAGTAGAGTTAGCAAAGAAGAGCAACTTACCAGCATATTGTATTTGGAGCCATAATAACAAGGATGGTTCTTATACTTGGTTTAGAATATGTTTACATCATACAACCGAGCAAAATATTGGTAAATATGGTATAATGAGCGATAGACAATATTATACTTGGAAGATGAGATTGAGAAAACTATACACAGAGATTAATACTGTACATTTAGAAACATTATCAGATACATTGGTAAGAAACAGCGACAAGATTATGGAGGATATATTAAACAATGCCAGCAAGTAATAACACATTTGGAATGACACAAATGGAAATAGCAAATAAGAGTGGTTTACATCAAAGTCATATTAGCAAGTATCTCAATGGTAAATCAATGCCTACTTTGGTTAATATTGAAAGGATTGCTGATGCTTGTAATATTACGATTGAAGAAGTTAGTCAGTATCTTTTATCAGCATATAAAACAAGAAAAGCAGGATAGTTGTTATACCTCCAAGTATATATTAAATAATGTACTTGGAGGACTATTATGATGCATACAAGTTGGACTGATTATAATATTAGTCGTAAAAAAAATAAGTTACCTACTCTCGATGATGATAGATGGTTAGCAGATAAATATAATAATGGTAGGGATAAGGATGCTAATAAGGCAGCAGAAGAAATCTTATTATTATATGGAAATCTTGCTCATAGTATTGCTATTAAATGTAAGGGTAGAGGAGTTGAGTTAGAAGATTTATTACAATCAGCAAAAATGGGATTATTATATAGTCTTACAAAATACAATGCTGATAAATCTAAACTATCAACTTATGCTACACCTTGGATTTGGCAATATTGTCTTCGTACCATAGAAAATACAGGAAGAACTATTAGACTTCCAAATCATATCCACGAGGCTTTAATACAAATCATTAGAGCAGGAATAGATTTAGATTATACAGAACTAATAAAAATAATAGATTTGCCACCAAGTAGAATACAGGCTGCTCTTGATGGATATAAAACAATGACAATGAGCCTGGATGATATTAATGATATATATGAGGATAAAAATATGGACAGAGTTATTTTAGACAGCGTAATGGAAAGTGTTTTAGAGTTGTTTTCAAAGGATGAGTTATCTCTCAATGTTATTAAAGATTATTGTGGTCTTGGCGATGAAGATGAGATGATGGATGTTCAGTTACTTTCTGCTAAATATAATAAGCCAGTAAGAGAAATGACTGATATTTTAAATACAGCTCTTAATGCTATTAGAGACAGTGGTATTCTTGATGGAGAAACAATAGAATAATATGGAAAAAAAGATTAGTGTTGGTTATGATTGCTATAAGAGTATTGTAATCGATAATGAAGATTTGCGTAATGAAAATGAAAGTTTAGAAGAAGCAGTAGAACAACTAACAAAAGAACTACAAGAAGTTAAATCAGAACATACAATGGACCAAGCAAGAGTTGTATTTGCTCATCATATTCTTAATGGTTGTAGAGACGAGCAAGTTTTAATACACCAGGATAAAAAAGCTCAAGAAGTTGTATTTTGGCGGATGAAGAGCGATAAGTATTTTTATGAGATGGAGCACTATCAAAAGAGTAATAAAGCTTGGCAAACAAAATATGAAAGTTTATTCCAAAAACATCAAGAACTTTTAGGAGCAATCGTAGAACTTGAAAATGTTATAGATGATTATCAAAAACATAAGAGATGTTGTAAGAAATGAACCAGCTATTATTTTGGTTTAGTATAGTTCAACTTTTTGCTTGTGGTTTTTATTTTGGATATTTATTTGGCGATAGAAATGAGAAAAAGAAAGAAAAAAATGAAAAGTAAACTGGGCGATTATATTATAGAAAAATATTTAGAATGGTTGAAGGAAAAAGATAGATAGATGTTGTATAATATAAGTGTAAGTGGAAAGCAGACAGGATAGTAGACGTACATTAAAATGAGCAATACATAAACTTACATAAAATAAATAACATTTTTGTTTATTTTGCAACACAGTCTAAAGAAAATAACCCACAAGTTTTGCTTGTGGGTTATTTGTATGTTATCTCTTAAATCTATTAAACTGTTCTAACTTTAAAATATATGCTAAATGCGCTAAATCAACTGGGTCGAGTTTTTGTAGTTTTATTTTTTCTACTGCCAATGTTGGTTTTGATAAGTTTATTGTTTTTGTTTGATTGTGTAAAGGATTTTGTACTAAAAGTAAAAGACAGATTAGACTACTCATAACCTTTTCCAATGCCAGCTTTATTTGCTGTTTCTACTTTTACTTTGCGATGATACATTTCTACTTGAACAGCTTTATCTAACAGCTTCATATCATCGTCAGAAAGGGGCTTAAATACCTCTTTTACGCCATTCTTAATCAAACTATCCATCAACATACTACCAAGCGGAAAAGAAGCTAAATCCACTTCAGGAACACCGATTTTCTTCTTCAAAAAGTTGCTAATAATACTCATTCTATCTCCTAATACATTTTAATAAAACCGCCAAATACTCCAAAGTTTATCCATTTTCTATGTTTACGGTAAACTCCATCTCCATTTGCAGTTACTACATCAGTTTCAGGGCCAGTATTACCTTCAACCATTAATACTCCACCCTCAATAGTATTTATTACAACTCCAATATGGTATATCCTGCCTTTTGTTTTGCTATAGAATAAACCAAGATAACCTTTTTTCAATAGTTCTGGATTTTCTCTTGCTTCTTGAACAGTAATAAATCTTTTATTATCTTTTGCCCAAGCAGCCCAATCAGGTGTCCATCCAGATAGGTCCATAAAAGATTTAGGCATTTTTTTCTTTAGTTTTTTTGCTGCTTCAATGTATCTATATTTAACAAAAGCTGCACACCAAGCATAACCTTCATCAAGATTTACTGTTTTTAAATACTTGGCGATATGGTCTCCGTGGTTGTCTTCGCCCTTTTCTGTTGTGCCTACATTTAACAGTGCTTCTTCCGCTGCTTTTATTGCTATTTGTTCGTCCATACATCATTTTATCCTAACTAAATGTAACTCCAGCATCATAACTTCTAACGATAGTAATGCCTGTTGTAGCGTGGGAATATACTAAATAAACTACGTCATCTCTTGTGTATGCAGCTAATCCATTAGTAGTTACATTACCAGATACAACAATAGAAGATGCTA